TACATGCGCATGGCGTCGGCGAGGCACTGTTCGTAGGACATCTTTGGAATGTTGTAATTATAAGGGTATCAAATCTCGACTTAGGCTAAATTTTTTAAACGTTCATCTATTATTTCTAAACAAAGCTGTTGATATTTAGCGTTTTTATGTCTAATCTTCATTTGCGCATGTTCTAAATCTTTTTTTATGTCATTATAGACATGTTTAGCCTTACAAATGAGAAATTCAGGGTTGGACTTTGAATAAATAAAATTCAACAAACGACCAATAAAAATAAGCTCTTCGGGCATCAACTTAGACGAAAGTGTAAAATCAACTTTATTCATGGTTACGAGGAGATAAAACAACGTGTTCAACCTCATAGAATACGTGGAAGACATAAGAGCTTTGATGTGTTCCGTTAACTTGGATTTATCTTCTATTGTGTTGAAGAATGTTTCATCGATCCATTTTACATATAGATCGGACATAGAGCTCCACTTATATTCAGGTGATATGCAAGAAACTACCATCATTTGAAGCAATTTTTCCTCGCTCGAGAATCGAGTAGAGTTATTTTTGATCTTCACACCGGCATCTTTCAACCTCGATTCGAGAGCCGTGAGTTCAGAGAAAAATGGGTGCATGAATACGTTATGATACTCCATTTCGTTGAGTGGCTGACTCGAACGATTCAGTATCTCATAAGTATCCTTCAGTTTGCGTGGATCCCTGCGTATTTCAACTGGAAGATAATTAACTTGAATCGCATAGTCTTCTATGGCACGTTTTATGGTCTCGGGGAGCTGGGAAAACTTTTTGTTTGCATACACATATGGATCGAGCTCACTCAAATGTTTACCGTCCAGACTGAACGCATCATCCATAAAGCCTAATAATGTACGGCTGCGATGCATGCCATCCACGATCTCGTCCGACTTTTCATCCAACGAAGATACGGTAGTTATGGGTGCCATAAAACGACCCGTGATAGCAGTCTCGATTAAACGCGTACGGTACTTTGAATCCCATTTTTTATATTTTCTTTGGAATTCTGGTTCCAGATTCAGCCAGCGCTGAGAACACAGTTTAGCGGATTCTAAACCAGACTGCGCTTTCAACATGGAGAGAGGAATATTTTTAGAACTGGGAGGCATCGTTTTCGTTTACTTACTTGTATCAATTACAACCAAAATCTTTATACCATTTCTAATGATTTTTAAGCCTGATGGACAGCTCGGTCTTGTCGTGCAGACACAGTGTGAGCTCACATCCAAATTTAAATAGGCGTTTCGACCATTCTTTACCATCGAGGGCTCGGAGTACATCGTCCATCACCTCATTCGCACTCGAGTTCCGGATGTAAAGCGTCAAACACTCTCCGTCTGCGTACTTATAGCCAGGTCGGCACATCCACCCAGCGAAATCCGTATATTTCTTGAAAGAACTTCTTCTGCCCGGTTGATCAGTGATGGATGAAAAGGACGAAAGTAAGTCTTCAGTTTCAATGCCCATGAATATCAACTGTCGCAAACGCTGAAAACTTGGTGACTTCAACTCGTTTATGATGGATCCATAGTTATCAAACACCTTCAAGTGCTTGACCTTCGCACCGGTGTAGTCAAAGGCTCGGAGGGTCTTAGCGTCTACAGACGCACGCTTTACGACGAAGGACGCTTCCATTTTTGACTTTAATTAAAAGGTAAACACTCAAGTGACTTAGGTAATAACTCAAGTCAAAAAAACAAAGACAAGAAAACAGCTTAAGTGAGAGCCTCGTTTATTAAAAAGTAAGGTCAATATGCAAACGAATGAAATGATAGAAAAAATCATTGGACCCAGAAGACACACCACCGAGACATGGGTAAAAAGAGCAAAAGAAGTCCATAAAAATGACCCCAACTTATCTTACACATGTTCAAATATAGGAGGTGAAAAATGGCGACTTGTATTCTGTATGAAACCAAGTCATGGTTTATTTAGGGCATCTAAAAACAACCATATTAAAAAGAAAAGACCTAGTAGTTGCCAAATTTGTGCGGTGGAGTTGAGGAGAAAAGCATTTAGTTTGGGACATGAAGAGTATTGCAGAAGATTGGATGAGCTGAACTCATCTCTTAAACCACTGGACCCTTATATTAATAGTAGGAGACCTCTGTTGCATATGTGTATGATTTGTCTAGAAATGAGAGATTATACCCCAGGTGATGTTTTAAGTGGACACTATAAGTGCTACTATGACTCAAAAGCGAACTCACATGGAAATAACTTTGTTGGGTTCAAAAAGAAATCAATTGCACTTTATGGAGACACAGTAGATTTCTCACTTTATGACCAGAGAAGTTTTGATTTCGAGAAAGCTGGTAAGATGATATGCAAAGGCTGCTTCCACACCTGGGAACGAACTCCACATCAACACTTAAGACCACCAAAGAATTTGGCTGGTATCGCATGTCCAAAATGTTCAAAAATGGAAGCTGGAAAATTGCAACGTAAATCGTGGGAAGAATGCGAATCTGAGTTTGAAAAACTCAAGAGTGAAGGGTTTCATAGGGAATTGGAACTAAGAGAAGAAACAAAAAGAGCCTATAAAGAATCTGGTGGCAAGGCGTCCGAGTCTGTAGTACCGGTGTGGTGTGTGGTGTGTGAGGATTTTTACGATACAACAATGATTAAATTATTGGCTACAAAATGTGGTTGTAGTAAACATCGTTTCAAAACAGAACGATTTATTGTTGATTCTTTAAAAAATGAGTTACCAGCTAAATACAAGGTTGAGCATCTCAATTTGAAAAAATATAAAGATGTCGGCGCGATGGATATTCTTGTTAGCTATGACGACAATCCTGTGGCGTTCATAGAAGTTGATGGAGAGCAGCACTTCACCGATGATACGTTTTTTTCAAAAGTTGGGAGGAACGTAGAAGATACACAACTTTCAGATGAGGAAAAGCACATAAAAGCGGAAGAATTGGGTATAAAAGTAGTTCGTATATATCAACCGTATGCATTTGGTAACAATGAAGCTATCGATAACTTAGTTAATTCTTTAGAAAAAATTAGAAAGGGGGCAATGGTAACCATAGGTGAGATATTCATTGACGGGGGTGCGAATATCTATCAAGCACACACCCTCTATCACTATGAGTTGCAAAAATTAGAATGTTTTTAATAAAATCAAAGACCCCTACCTTTGTTTTTAAAAACAGCTTAAGTGAAAGCCGCGTTTATTAAAAATCAAGTAAAATGAGTGAAAGCATCCAAAAGCTTACCCACGTGGAGCACATCTTAAAGAGACCAGACTCGTATGTTGGTCCTGTTGCTCGCGTTGGTGAACAGTATTGGGTCAAAGAGGGTGATGGATTCGAAAAGAAAACCGTCATCTACGCACCCGCACTTCTCAAGATTTTTGACGAAATTCTCGTCAATGCGATCGATCGTAATTCACTCTATCCAAAACAGGTAACGTCCATCTCCGTCAACATCGACCGCGAGAAAGGTGAAATCAGTGTTGAGAACAACGGACCTCTCGGGGGTATCGCGGTCAAAGAACACGAAAAGGAGAAGATTTGGAATCCAGAACTCACGTTCGGACACCTTCTCACGAGTACCAACTACGATGATTCACAACAGCGTGTTGTCGGTGGCAGAAACGGGTACGGTGCAAAGCTCACGAATGTGTATTCGAGCAAATTCTCCATCAAAATCAAGGATTCCGAAAACAAGGCGACGTACACACAAGAGTGGGCGGATAACATGAAAACGTGTGGAAAGCCGAAGATGCGTAGCTACTCGGGTGCGACTTCGAGTGTTTGTGTCACGTTCACACCAGACTGGTCTCGGTTTGGTATGAAAGGGATGGACGATCACATCTTCAAAATCTTCGAGAAGCGTGTCTATGATGCAAACATCTGTACCACGCCGGGGTGTAAAGTAAAGTTTCAAGGCGAAGCGCTTCCGAAGACAGCATTCAACGAATACGCCAAGATGCACACAAAAACTGACGAAGTTTGTTTGTTTACGTCGGATAGATGGTCCGTGTGTGTCGCACCATCCGAAGATGGATTCGAACAAGTCTCTTTCGTCAATGGTATCTGTACCACAAAAGGTGGGAGTCACGTAGACCACGTGGCGGGCATACTCGCATCCAACATCATCGAGGACATGGCCAAGAAGATCAAGCTCAAACCCCAACAAGTGAAGAACGCATTCATGGTATTTGTGAAAGCCACACTCGTGAATCCAACATTCAGTAGTCAGGTCAAGTCAGAGTGTACTCTCAAGCCACAGGAATTTGGGAGCAAATTCGAGCCCACGAAGAAGCTCATCAAGGACATTCTCAAGACGAGCGTTCAATCAGAACTCATGGCGCTCTCCAAATTCAAAGAGATGAAAGAACTTCAAAAGTCCGATGGCACACGAAAGTCTAAAATCACTGGTATCCCAAAGTTGGATGACGCAAACAAGGCTGGGACGCAACAATCTGGAAAGTGTACGCTCATCATCACGGAGGGGGATTCTGCGAAATCTCTCGCGGTCGCGGGTCTTTCTGTGGTTGGTCGCGACTATTACGGGGTATTTCCCCTTCGTGGAAAGTGTAAGAACGTGAGAGATGCGTCCGTGAAACAGCTCACCGAGAACAAAGAGTTCAGCGACCTCAAGAAGATTTTGGGTCTTCAACAGGGCAAGGTGTATACCTCGCTCAGTGAACTTCGCTATGGTCGTCTCATGATCATGACCGATGCGGATACGGATGGGAGTCACATCAAGGGTCTTGTACTCAACATGATTCATTACTTTTGGCCGAGTTTACTCGACCTAAATTTCGTGGTGAGCATGGTCACGCCTATAATCAAGGCAACCAAAGGTTCACAAACCATGTCGTTCTACACGGATTCTATGTTTAGAATGTGGTACGGAAATGGGAGGCCGGGATGGAAGATCAAGTACTACAAGGGTCTAGGTACCTCCACGTCTGCAGAGGCTCGTGAGTATTTCAAAAACATCGAGAAGCTCACGGTCAAGTTCGACACGGATGAGAAGACAGATGACTCCATCGTTCTCGCATTCGACAAAACCAAGGCAGATTCTCGTAAGACATGGCTTCTGGAAAGCACAGAGAAACAGGGATCTGACCTAGAGATTGCATACGGAAACGTGGATAGAATCAACATCACTGAGTTCGTACACAAAGATCTCGTGAATTTCAGTCTCGCGGACTTGAAGCGTTCCATCGCACACGTATCTGATGGTCTCAAACCTTCGCAAAGAAAGGTCATGTACTCATGTTTCAAGAAGAACTTGACCAATGAAATGAAGGTGGCACAGTTGGCTGCGTACGTCGCAGAGACCTCCGCGTACCATCACGGTGAGGTGTCTCTCGCAGACACGATCGTAAAATTAGCACATAATTTTACCGGTTCGAACAACATCAATCTTCTCGAGCCATGTGGTCAATTCGGTACGAGACTCATGGGTGGTAAGGACGCGAGTCAAACGAGGTACATCTTCACAAAACTCACGAAGGATGCGAGAAAGCTCTTTGACGCAAAGGATGACGCCGTATTGAAATACCTCGATGACGATGGTAAGCCTATCGAACCGGAGTACTACGTTCCAATTTTACCTACCGTGTTAGTCAACGGCACAGAGGGTATCGGTACGGGATTCAGCTGTTACGTACCACCTTTTAATCCAAAGGATATCTGTGAAAACATAGAACGAGCTATTTCCAAGCAACCGCTCAAGGAAATGAAGCCTTGGTTCAACAACTTCAAAGGTAGGGTGTTTAAAAACACTGATGGGTTTTGGGTCACAGAAGGTCTTTGGTCTACTACGAGCACCGGAAACAAGATCAAGATCACAGAGCTTCCACCAGGTCGTTGGACCCAAGATTACAAAGAGTACCTCGATGGTCTCGTAGACAAGAAGGTCATCGCGAGTTTTGTGAATAACAGTACCACCGAAGACGTGGACTTTACCATCACTGGATACACAGGCAAAGACATCATCAAGGATTTTAAGCTTCAAAAGTCGTTCCACGTGAGTAACATGCACCTGTTCCACCCGACAAAGGGAATCAAAAAGTACGCGAGTCCAGAAGAGATTTTGGTTGACTTCATGGAGATTCGAATGGATACATACAAGAAACGTAAGGAACACCTGTTGGAAGTTCTCAAAGAGAAGACCAAAAAGCTTGAAAACATGGCTCGGTTTGTGGATGCGGTCATTAACGAAAAGATTGTGGTGTTCAAGCGCAAGAAGGTTGAACTCGAAAATGAGATTTCGAAGACGTTTGATAAGGTGGATGATTCGTACGATTATTTGCTCAACATCAAGACGTACCAATACACGAAAGAAGCGGTGCAGGCACTCAATGAAGAGACTCACAAAACAAGGAAGGAACTTGGAGACTTGAATGCGACGAGTCACCTTGACATGTGGAAAACGGATTTAAAAATATATAAGCAATAAGTAGTATGTGCGATAGATCTGGTCCAGATACCGGTGCCGCACTTTGCCTGTCTGCCATAGGACAACAGGACACATACCTATTGGGTGACGAATCACTCTTTAAGTACGAAGAGAAGAGACACTCCAACTTTAGAAAATTCCATAGAAATTTTAAGGTTAACAAACCTTCAAATGCCGTGAATGGCTGGCCTTTTAATCAATCGATAAAGGTTACACTTAGACCACAAGACATGGGAGACTTGTTATGTAATATGTATATAAAGATCAAATTACCCCGTTTGAAATCATCGGATTACAATTACGCAGACCGAGTTGGTAGACACCTCTTTAAAAAGATAACTATGCGCGTGGACGAAACTATTCTAGAAGTATACAGAGATGATATTGGATTCATTTATGATGAAATGTATCTGGATCAATCTGAAAGCGTGAGTAGAATTTATACAGATGGTCGGTTCATATATAGAGAAAATGTATTGAACACATCACTCAAGTTCATAAAAACAGGTGATACATTTGTATACGTACCAATCCCATTCTTCTTTTCCAGAAGCTACGAATCATCGGACTACGAAACAAATGTCCACAACAGGCCTTACTTTCCATTGTGTGCCATAAACAAACAAAAGCTTGAATTTGACATAGAGTTTAGACCACAGACGTTCTTCACGGATAATGTGGATACACTTACAACTGACGATTTTGATATAGTTACTGAAGAGATCACACTCACACCAGATGAGCGCCTCTATTATACATCAGGTAAATACGAAATCATCACAGATATATTCAAGACCCACCCTAAGGTCGATACCGTACCAGGAAATGATAATCTAAAAATAGAACTCACACCCGAAAACAGAGTAAAGACTCTTCATTTCTTTTTCAGAAACAAATTGTTTGAAGACGAGAGTGTTTCAAGTAATGTGAGTGTTTCTCCACCGAATAGCAGCACATCTGATCAAAAATACCACTATTATCACAACCGTTTTAATCTCACACCTTTCCCGGAATACAAAAGAGCAGTCGATTCTTTGTCGGACGACGTAGCATCCGAGGCTAAGCTTTTCATCAATGGCCAAGAATTACCGTTCATAAACAGGGTAGATTCACATTATTACAGGTATCTCACCCCACTCAATCACAAGTTTCATACCACACCCAGAAATATATACACGTATACCTTCTCGATGAATCCAAGAAATGTAGACCCATCGGGAAGTTTGGATTTCACAAACATAAAAAATAATCGAACTCTCATAGATTTCAAGATGAACCCATATTACGGAACGAATGAAACTTTCACGTGTCACATTTACTACACGTGTTACCAAACGCTCACATTTGAAAATGGGTACGTAAGCACTCGAGAACTTCTACCCGTAGAAGGAGAATTACCTACCGAATAAACTGTTTTTGTTTTCTTTTATGTATTCGATGACGCCATTTTTGATACACCATTTGATGAAATTGAGTTGAGCAACAGTCGTGCTTATTTCATCAGATGTACCCGGCACCTTATAGGATATCTTGTCTGAACGACAGAATGGGTCGAACAACTTTTTGCTATAGCCATCTAGCGTAGACTTATAGGCACAATGCACACTAAAGATTTTGCCGTCGATAGTTTTATACATTAGGTTTGTCTTTTTAGAATAATTGGTTATGAACCATTCGAGGTTACGGAGGGAAATACCACCTGTTTTGGTGAGTATCTGCATAAGCGTCTTACCGTTTTCAGGGGTACCGTAAAACGCATCTATGGAATTTAACAGAATATCTGATTTCCTCATACTACATCATACTTCTTAAATCTCTAAATTGGTTATTGTTAGATGCTTCGCATGCTGGACAATTAGGACTATACATGGGAGGAAATGTGTGGTTGTGTCTCACACTCGAGTTCATATTTATAGGCTCATGGAGTTTGGGTGTATTTGCGTGTGATAAGCAAAACCCACCATGACTCGCTTTTCTAGTACACGGTTCTCCACCCTTTTTTACACCCATACAATACCCCCTGGGATTTGGCATATCCCGCATTAATAATTTGAGGGGAATGTTATAATTGGTCGATACGTTTTGCACAAATTTTAACACGCGTTCATGACACGCCTTGTCTAAATCT